GGCGCACCTTCCGCAACTCCACAAATGTAAGGAATCATTATGGAACTCTTTAAACCTCGTGGCGCTGCTTTACCACGCAGACCAACTGACAACAATCAGAAAAATGGTCAAGTTATCAATACTCCACGCTATTCAGAGTTTGGTGGCTTGTCTGCTGCTCCTAAAGCTGGCTACAAGAATATGATGAATATGTCACATCCTGGTGACACTAAGAAAGTTATCTAATCTCGAAAGGGGATAAATTATGAGCTTAGAAGATCTATCTTTTGAACAGCGTGATGAATTGGCTTTGTTGGCTAAGCAATTGGCTGACAATCCACAAACACGCAAACAATTTTTACGCATGACAAAACAGGTTAAGCCTGAATTGTCTATTCCAGAATTAGAGATCGAGGACTACACAGAGAAGAAAATTTCTTCTGCTGAAGAACGAGTAATGAAACTGGAATCACAATTGCGTGAAAGAGATGCCAAAGAAGAACTCCAAAGACGCAGAGCGAAATTAGGTCGCACTGAAGAAGAAATTGCTGAGATTGAAAAAGTGATGCTTGAAAAAGGCATGACCAATCATGAAACAGCAGCAGAGTACTTCGATTGGATGAAACAAGCAGCAACTCCCACTTCCAATTCGGCAATGGGGTATAACCCAAGTGCTATCAGCAAGTTTGACCTTTCTAAGTATTGGAAAAACCCACAGATGGGCGCAAGGGATGAAGCAGCAAAAGCATTGGGCGAGTTACGCAAGAACACTCGACCAATTGGTATTTAAACAGCAGTAAATAGGGGATATTTACTTTGAATGGAGAATTATTATGCCAATAGGTGGCGGAATAGTTCCAGCGTCAGGATCATCGCAGTACAACGAACTTACTTATGTAACTCGTAGAGCGTTTATCCCCAAGCTGGTCGTACAGCTTTACAATAGTACGCCCTTGATGGCTGCGTTGATTGCAAATAGTCAACAGGCTTCAGGTGGTGTATCCCAAGTAACCGTGCCAGTACAAGGCGCACAGTTTGTTAACGCACAGTGGTCTGACTACTCTGGTTCATTTAACCAGCCAGCAGTTCAGCAAGGTGCATTTAACGCTGAATTTAACCTCAAGCTCATGATCGCTCCTGTACCGTTCCTCGGTATGGAAGGTGCTGTTCAACAAGACTACGCAATCATTCCTTTGATTGAAGCTCGTATGAACGATGCAACCAATGTGATGATGGATGCGATGGCTACTGCTTTGTACAACAACTACACTAACACTCAGCAGTTCATTGGATTGCCAGGTGCTATTGATGATGGTACAAACTTACAGACTTACGGTAACATCAATCGTTCTACCTACGCATGGTGGCAGTCTAAAGTTTACAATGCAGGTTCAGTAAACCCAACTCGTCAAAATGTACTCCAATACATTTCTGGAACAGTTAAGAAAGGTGCTGAAGTACCTACTTTTGGTGTTTGCGGATTCGGTACTTGGACACTCCTCGCTCAAGACTATGTTGGTCAAGAGCAATATGTAATTACCCCTGGACATGGCTTTGATGGCGATTCCAACGGTCCTCAAGCAGCTTTCCGTGCTTTGATGGTCGCTGGTGTTCCTATTTACCCAGATCCTTACTGCCCAGAAGGTACTTTGTACTTCATTAACAGTAACTACATGAGCTTGTATATTCACGATCAAGGTTCATTCGTATTTACTGGATTTGAATCAACTCTACCTAACTGGCAGATTGGTTATGTTGGCGCTGTCTTGATGATTGCTGAATTAGTAAGCACCAAGCCTAAGTCAATGACCAGAGTGCAGGGTTATAACTCTATTTCTTTATAAGGAGCAAATACCATGTCACTCGGTTTAAATAAAATCCTAATCACCAGTACTAATACGAACACCCCTGGTGCGTATTGGCAGTTAACTACCTTGACCGTTACCTCTCCTGGTGTGGTCATTCCAGCAGGTTCTTACATTCTGTTTCCAAACACCAATGTGAGCATCTCTGCTGTGTCTGCGTATAACACAACTACCAATGCTGCAACTTGGACAACTGTATTAGCGAACAACTCTGGTTCAACATTCCTCGTTTCCGATGGTGTGAATGTGGCTGCTAACGCAACTACAAACAGTACAATTACATTGGCAACTGTGAACGGTGGACAAGCTGTTTCTGGTACTTTCAACGCAAGCTAAGGAGCAATAAATGGCTAATCCAGATTCAGTAGGACAGTTTTACCTAGACAGTTTCGGGAATGGTCGTATTGCTGTAAGTCAGGCTACTGCTTTAAATACAACGGGAAATGCTACCGTCACTGGTATCAAGCTCCCGTTGTTAAGCGGTGGTTTAACTAATGCTAATGCAACAGTCGGTTCTGGTGGCGTTATTGTGCGTAGAGTTACTGTAAACAATCCAATCGGGAATATCTCGAATGTGATTATTTCTGTAACCACTAGCTCTGACGGCAACATCTCCAACGCTGTAGTAGCAAATACAACTCTTAGCAACTTGACTGGTCCTGGTACTTACCAAGACTTGACTATTGCAAGTCCGTATAACAGCAGTTCTGCTATTACTGGTTTTACAACCCAAGCTCTGTATGTCAATGTGAACACTGGTAGCGGTAATGTCGCTAACACTGCAACCATTGCCGTATATGGCGATGTAGTAAGTTTCTAATATGTCAACTATCTTCGTAACTAACAATTCTGATAAAAAGCTCACCGATGGTTATGGTGGTGTGTTTTATGAGTTTAAAAAGGGTGAAACTGTAGAGATTCCCCTTAATGTAGCTCGTCATGTATTCGGTTACGGAGAAGATGACAAAGAACCGTATTTGGCAAGGCTAGGATGGGTGATCTCTCGTAATGACTTAGAAAAGGGTTTAGAAATCCTTTCTCAGTGGGAGTTCTCCACCGAAGCACCCAAAAAGAACCAATCGTTATCCCCGTTGGTGGAAAGAGTACCCCTCCCAACCTCACGGAAGGGCGGGGGAAAAGTCCTTCAGGCGGTAGCATGAACTATGGATCGTAAATGGCAACCTTATCGAGCTACATCACACAAGTTCGTAGATTGCTCCACGATGCTAATGCAAACTTTTACACTGACCAACAGTTAACTGATTACATTAACGAAGCACGGGAGCGAACAGTACGAGATACAGGCGCTTTGCGTGAAGTTATTGTTACGCAAGTACCTTGTCAGGTCGCACCAACAGCTACAGCAAATGGCGCATCACCAGCATACCCTACACAATGGGTGGCTAATACTGCCGTCACTTCTGGGCAATTTGTATTTAGTAATATTTATATTTATCAATATGTTACGAGTGGTACTTCAGGATCTTCTGCTCCTCCATACCCTCAAGCAACACAAAACAATTACAACAACTATCCTCCAAGCACACCTTTTGCAGATGGCACAGCATCTTTGCAATATGTCGGTAATGCGGAGAATATTTCGTATGCAGCATTAACTAATTTAGTCGGATCTAGCCCACTTACGCCTAGTTCTGGCAACACCATTTTAGATATTATCAATATCAACCTGTACTGGGGAAACACCCGTGTACCGCTTGATTATTTACCTTGGTCAGATTTCAACGCTAGATTGCGTTTTTGGCAAAACTACATTGGCAGACCATTGTGCTTTAGCATTTATGGTCAAGGACAAATTTACATAGGTCCAGTACCCGATCAAGTCTATCAATTAGAAATTGATTGCGTAGTCTTGCCTAATCCTTTGTCATTAGCTGCATCTACCACGACAGATACCATTACAGATCCTTACTTTACCCCTGTTCAGTTTTACGCAGCGTATCTTGCTAAGTACTACGAACAGAGTTTTGGTGAAGCAGAGATCTTTAAGCAAGAATATCAAAAACACGCTCAATCAGTCCTCAATACGGTATTTACCCGTAGAGTGCCTAGCGTTTACTCAAGTCCATACTAAGACATGGCTGCTGCGGAACAGAAAAAATCGTACCAAGTTGTTAAGCAATTTAAAGGGCTTAACACTAAAGCTAACCGCACAGCTATTGATGAAACTGAGTTTTCTTGGATTGAGAACATTCAGCCAATTGGCTACGCTAACGCCAAGATCGTTTCTAACAGCAATCCTGTACAAATTGGTAACGATACAGTTTCTTTTTCTCATACGTTCACTTATTTGACCTGTATGAACATTGGTCTTAATGACTATGTAATTTCTTTTCAATCGGATGGATCTGCTCAATAGTACCGTATTCAAGACAATACTTTTGGCAATGTGGCATCTGCTGGCACATTTAGCGGATCAGGAATAAACGCTACCCAGTGGTATAACGACAGAATGTTGGTTATTGATCCTAACAAGGGTATGTTCTCTTGGGATGGAAACAATACTTTAGCTATTGGCGCAGTTGGCGTGATTGCTATTACTAACCCTGGATCAGGCTACACAACAGCACCCAATGTGGTGATTTCAGGTCCAGATCAAACAGGTGGTGTACAGGCTAATGCAACGGCTTCTTTGGTATCTGGTGGCAACACTGTAGGATCAATTAGCCTTGTGGTCGGTGGTACAGGCTATACCAATCCAGCAAACTTAACCGTAACCCTTTCTGGTGGTGGCGGTACAGGCGCTACAGCAATTGCTGGTATTGAAACTTTTGCTACTGGCACTGTCACAATCAATGTTATTGATGGCGGAGCAGGGTATATTAACGCTGCCAATACCGTAGTATCTATTTCAGGCGGTGGTGGCACGGGAGCTGCGGGAACTGCCATTATTTCAGGCAATACCGTAACTCAAGTGGTGATGACAAACCCTGGTACTGGATACACCAATACTGCCAATTTAGTGGTTAGCATTTCAGGTGGCGGTGCAACAACTGCTGCCATACTTTCAGGTGTGGTGAACACTCAAACCAATAACGCAATAGCGACCTTTTCAGGGCGTGTTTGGGTGGCAACAGGGCGAACTGTCACCTACTCTGCTGCGGGTGAATACAGCGACTTTACAAGCGTTTCAGCGGGTGCTGTGACATTAACTGACAGTACGCTACACGGAAACATCA